ACATCTTACAATCATAATTTTAGAAAACAATATGCAGGTATTGGTTATAGATATGACGCATCTAAAAACAAATTTATTGTACCACAACCTTTTGCATCCTGGACACTAGATAGCAGTGACGATTGGCAAGCACCAGTAACATTTCCATCAGTAGAGGATGGATCAGGTTTTACATACATAATTTCATGGAACGAAACAAAATATAACGCCAACAACACAAGAGGTTGGGAAGCAACTAAATCAAACGACACCGCGGAAACACCAACAGTATACGATTGGAACGGCACAGCTTGGGTGTCCGCATAGGAGACTTAACTAATGCCTAGAACTAATGGCGGAATTATTGGCAGAGTAAATAGAGCATCTTTTGGTGAAGATGAAGTTACTAGTAAAACATCTAGTTCGTCACTTACCACAAATCCTGGAACAAGAGTTGTAAATGTAGCTATTGTTGCTGGTGGATCTGGTGGTAATGCTGGAAATGTCTCTAATGCTGGCGGAGGTGGCGGTGGCGGAGGTATAGTTTGTCAAGAAGTATTAGTTTGTGGCAATTCACCTTATCCATTTACAGTAGGAGCTGGAGGAGCTGGCGGTACTCACCCAACAAGTCCAGGAACTGGGCCAGCTGCTTTTGCAGCAGCAGGATCTAATTCAACAGGTCTTTGTTTAACAGCTACAGGTGCACCTACGCATATAAATGATGCTCCTGGCCCATCTGCTAGAGTTAGAACAAGTGGTGCTTCAGGTGCTCCTCAATCTAATGCTGGTGGAAATCCATCTGATAGAGGTTCTGGCGGAGGTGGTGGAGCTGGAGCTGCAGGTGGAAACTCTCCAAGTAATGCAGTTGGCGGTGCTGGTGGTAATGGTTTATCAGTATCAGTAAATTGTACTACCTATGGTGGAGGTGGAGGTGGAGCTGGTTGGGAAGCATCATCAGGATCTGGTGCAGGAGCTGGAGGCCCTGGTGGCGGAGGAGCTGGAGGAGCAGGAACTGCAAATCCCGGAAGCAATGCATCAACAAACACTGGAGGTGGAGGTGGAGGTGGCGCTGGAGATTGTGGAATTAGTGGAACTAGATCAGGTGGTGGTAATGGTGGATCAGGAATAGTAGTAATAAAAGAATTAAACAAAGCAAGTGGTGTATGGAATTTAAAAAGTCAATTTGCAGCAAGAAAATCTGGAACATGGCCTAAACCTTTAACTGCTTATAATATAGATTATTTAGTAGTAGCTGGTGGTGGTGGCGGTGGTAGTAAAGGTCAAGAAGATGTTGGTGGTGGTGGAGGAGCTGGAGCTGGAGGATACAGAGCTTCTGGTTATGGCCCATCCCCATTAAGAGGATCAGCAATACCTTTTAGTTCTTTTGGATCACAAGATTTTCCAATTACAATTGGAGCTGGTGGAGCTGCAGGCCCTAGTGGCCCAGGCCCGTCTGGTAGTCCGACAAGACAAGGTGTTCAAGGAAGCAACTCAGTATTTAGCACAATCACTTCAACAGGTGGAGGCCACGGAGGAAATTCTGGTGGAGCATCACCTGGGGGAGGAAATGGTGGATCGGGAGGCGGAAGTCCAAGTTTTGCTCCTATAGGTAGTGGTAATACTCCTCCTGTTAGTCCACCACAAGGGAATAATGGTGGACCTGGTTCATCTAACGCTGGAGGTGGCGGTGGTGGAGCAACCGCAGTCGGAGGAAGTGGTGGTCCAGGTGGAGCAGGAAATGGTGGAGCAGGTGCACCTAACGATATTAATGGATCAGCTACAACATACGCTGGTGGCGGTGGTGGTGGAGGTTATACAAGTAAACCTGCTGGTTCTGGTGGAGCAGGAGGAGGTGGTGCAGGAGCCGTTGATGCTAATGCAACTGCTGGAACAGCTAACACTGGAGGTGGTGGAGGTTCAGTTGGAGGGCCAAACACAAGCACATCAAGAGCTGGCGGAGCTGGTGGATCTGGTATAGTAATAGTTAGAGGACCTAGTGACGCTACATTTAGTGTTTCACCTGGAACTAATCAAACTTCAACTACTCCAGGTGGATGTAAAGTTGCAACATTTACAGTTTCTGGGACATTGACAGTTTCATAAAAATAGATATATTGTTTTTATGGTGGTAAAAGAAAGAATATGAATTTAACAAATTATTACTGGTATTTTCAAAGTGCAATACCTGAACGTATTTGTGATGACATTGTACGATATGGAAAATCATTACAAGATCAAATGGCAGTTACTGGAGGATACGGTGATAAAAAATTAAATCAAACAGAAGTTAAAGACTTAAAAAAGAAAAGAGATTCTAATGTTGTTTGGATGGATGACAGATGGATTTATAAAGAAATACAGCCATATATTAATTTAGCAAATGTAAATGCAGGTTGGAATTTTGAATGGAGTTGGTCTGAGGCATGTCAATTTACAAAATATGAAAAAGGACAATTTTATGATTGGCATTGTGATAGTTGGGATAAACCATATATAAGAGAAAACCCTAATGCTGCAGATCACGGTAAAATTAGAAAGTTATCTGTAACAGTTACATTATCAGATCCAAAAGAATATACAGGTGGTGAATTAGAATTTGACCTTAGAAATAATGATCCAGATAAAAAATCAAATATACACAAGTGTAAAGAAATATTACCAAAAGGATCTTTAGTTGTGTTTCCTGGTTTTGTTTGGCACAGAGTATGTCCTGTTAAAAAAGGTTCAAGGCATAGTTTAGTAATTTGGAATCTGGGATGGCCATATAAATGAGCATGACTTTTCCAAAAAAATTAAATTTAGAAGAATATTTTAAATGTCCTATATGGTGGGCAGATCAACCTAAGTTTGTAAATAAATTAAATAAAGCATCAGATTCTTATATTGAAGCATCGAAGAAAAATTTAAAAGAAACAATAGATAATAGAAATAAAAAATTTGGAAATAAAGAAGATATGGGTCATGTATTTCATTCAACAACATTAATAGGTGATCCAAAATTTAAAGATCTACAAAATTATATAGGGGCTACCTCATATAATTTATTAGGTGAAATGGGTTTTGATTTAACAAATTATTCTTTATTTGTAACAGAAATGTGGGTGCAAGAATTTGCTAAGAAAGGTGGAGGACACCATACATTACATACACACTGGAATGGACACATATCTGGATTTTATTTTTTAAAAGCAAGTGAGGCTACCTCTATGCCATTATTTGAAGATCCAAGACCTGGTAATGTTATGAATCTTTTACCAGAAAAAGATAGATCTAAAATAACATACGCATCTTCACAAATTAATTATCAAGTAAAACCAGGAAGAATGATGTTTTTTCCATCGTACATGCCTCATCAATATTCTGTTGACATAGGATATGAGCCATTTAGGTTTATACATTGGAACTGTCAAGCAATACCTAATAGTGTTCTAAATGCAAAATAAAGATATGAAAAAAGCTGTAATAAAAACCATATTAGAAAGTAGTTCTGTAAAAAATAAACCAAACTTTATAGATAATTTTATAAAATCTAAAATGCAACTGAAAGGAAAAAATGTCATTAAAAAAATCGGCGTTCCAAAAAAATAAATATAGTATTTTAAAGTCTGCTATATCAAGAGAAATGGCAGATTTTTGTTTTGCATATTTTTTAAACAAAAGAAAAGTTGCAAGATTTTTATTTGATCAAAAATACATATCACCTTTTACAGAATATTGGGGTGTATGGAACGATGAACAAGTTCCTAATACATATTCACATTATGGAGATATTGTTATGGAAACTTTATTACAAAAAGTAAAGCCTGTTATGGAAAAACATACAGGATTAAAATTATCAGAAACATATTCTTATGCTAGAATTTATAAAAAAGGAGATATACTAGCTAGACATAAAGATAGATATTCTTGTGAAATATCTACAACTTTAAATCTTGGAGGTGACTCTTGGCCAATATATTTAGATCCAACAGGTAAAACAAGTCAAGCTGGTATTAAAGTAGATTTAAAACCAGGTGATATGTTAATATACTCAGGATGTGATCTTGAGCATTGGCGAGAAGAGTTTACTGGCGAAGATTGTGGACAAGTTTTTTTACATTACAACAAAGCAAACTCAAAAACAGCTAAACAAAATCAATATGATACAAGACCTTTTTTAGGGTTGCCTGGATGGTATAAAGGCTTTAAATTACCTAAATAATATTGTATATAATAATTTGGCGGGAGATCTCCACCACACCATCTCCTGCCTAATTATTAAGGATTTTGTATGTTACAAAAAGTAAAATTTGCACCAGGATTTAATAAACAAGTTACCGATACTGGAGGTGAAAACCAATGGGTTGCAGGTGATAATGTTAGATTTAGATATGGCACGCCTGAAAAAATAGGTGGTTGGGCTCAACTAGGTTCTGTAGAATTAACTGGTCGTAACACAGCTATTCATCATTTTGTCAACGCTTCAGGTATCAAGTATGCAGCACTAGGAACTAGTAGTATTTTATATGCATATTCTGGTGGTATTTTTTATGACATACATCCGATTAAATCTACTACAACTTTAACAAGTGCATTTTCTACAACTAATGGATCTGCGACTGTAACCATAACTTTTGCATCAGCACACAACATGAATAAAGGTGATATTATTTTATTGGATAATTTTTCATCTATAACTAATTCTAATTTTTCATCTAGTGATTTTGATGATACAAAATTTATGATAGCTTCAATACCAACTGATACCACATTAACTATTACTATGGGTTCTAATGAATCTGGATCAGGTGCGTCTACGTCTGGTGGA